AAACGCACTAAACGGTGTGCCAGCCATGAGTGCATATATTTCAGGACTACAATATGATCAGTCGCGTATGCAGGATCCTACACATGTAGGTAAAATAAACCTACGACAACGACATTATGATGTTGAGACCGGAACATACACAGATCAGCAAGGTGATAGTTATACTGTTGAAAGACTAATGCCTGTTCCTTATAAGTTAACAGTAGCATTGGATGTTTGGTCAAGTAACACTGAACAAAAAATGCAGATAGTCGAGCAGATTGCAACACTTTTTAATCCAAGTTTTGAAATACAGTCCACAGACAACTATGTAGACTGGACAAGTTTAACATTTGTACAACTCAGCGACATGTCGTGGAGCTCAAGGACTGTGCCTATGGGCGCAGATGAGAGCATAGACATAGCATCACTCACATTCGAAATGCCAATCTGGATTGCTAGTCCTGCTAAAGTTAAGCGCCTTGGTGTAATACAAAAATTTATTGGTAGTATATACGACGAGCAAGGCGAATTCAGTGACGATACTATACTAAGCAATCTTGTTGCTCGTGTAAAAGTTACACCACTAGAGTATGGAATCTACTATACCGGAAATCAAATGAAACTGGTTAAGCCAGAAGAGGTCGTAAGTGAATCAGGAGTAATAACCAAAGTAGCACCAACCAAAGAAACTTGGCAAGCACTGATTGAAGTGTACGGTACACTACAAACTGGTACAACAGAATTACGACTAGAGTTAGCAACAGGGAATGAGTTGATAGGGCAGATTGCATATCACCCAACGGATCCAACCATACTGTTGTTTACACCTACAGAAGACACAATGCCCTTAAACACACTAACTGCTGTGGCTAAGATTATAAATCCAATCAATGTTACTGTGGACAGTGATATAACAAGTCCTACCACAGGAACACGTTATTTGCTTACTGATCACATTGGTGCTGAAGGTAACGAAAACTATAGTGTTTGGGGTGATGTTGTAGCCTATGCAAATGACATAATAGAATACAATGGTACACGCTGGATTGTGGTATTTGACAGTGGAGAAATAACATCCACAGAGTACGTGACAAATACCAATACTGGTGTTCAATATCGCTGGACCGGAACAACTTGGGTCAAAAGCGTTGAAGGTTTATATCGAGGTGGCGAGTGGAGTCTGGCTATATAGGTTGTGGTGCTTTAGTTTATAGTAAATCAACTCATAGATACTTATTTTTATTACGTAATCACAAACGGCATGCTGGTACATGGGGACTAGTAGGTGGACGTATGGAAAGCAATGAGTCACCTATACAGGCATTGCACAGAGAAATAGCAGAAGAGATTGGAACAGTTGACTACGAAAAAATTATCCCGCTGGAGAAATTTACAAACGATTCAAATCAATTTGAATATCACACTTATTTGATTGCAGTAGAAGAAGAGTTTATTCCTAAATTAAACAATGAACACAGAGGATATGCTTGGACCAGCATAGCCGATCACCCGAAACCGTTGCATCCGGGTGTTTGGCGTACATTTAGTTTTCGTGTTATAAAAGAAAAGTTAAAAACGCTGGAATCAATCTTTACAGATCACACTCTAATACCAACCCACGAGAACTGATTCTTCTAAAGTTAGAACACTCTAACCATTGAACTGGGATAGTGCCTTTACCGGTTATGTTAACATGTACAAATTCTACCAATGGATAAGCCTCCATTAAGGTTCTCAAAGCAATACCATAAAAGTCATCAGTTATTACTTCATCTTGTGGTTGATAAGCATTTGATCCTGCGTAGATGTTATTGTTGTTACCGTGTGTGTCTTGTCCATCAAACCCGTATAGATAAATTTGTTTGTGTCCATCAAATGCAGCCATGTAAGCTGCCATAGCACCAGCATTCCACTGCGGGTCTTGAGGGATCAAATAAAACTTGCCTGGGTGATTAAAGATTTGATCTGAATTAGCATAAACTACTCTAGTATCGCTGTAGTTTGCATTTATTAACTCTTGTGCGATCTTGTCGTTATTGCAAACCAAAAAGTCAGTCTGATAATCTCTATACATGGCGTTACATCCGTATGTTTGTAACTTTCGTTGCTTGAGGATTAGATTGGTATAAAAATCTTCACGACTGATTCCGTTACCAAATACTACTGCTTGCTTTCCTGTCCTATCATTAGAAAGTATAGGTGGTGTTACTGTTTCAGTTTCGTACGTCCATACACCATTTTCATATGTGGCTGTGGCATTGATTTCTTCACCTGTGTATGTTGCTCTTAGTTTTTGGTAAAATTGTTGCATTTTAGGTTAGCTCCGTTTGTAATATATAGTATTTATTTAAAATAGTATTATTCGTCTGCGGTCATGCTAACAATATTACCTGGATACTACTCTGGTGGAGTGGAATCAACAGCGTCAGTAATTTCTTGTGCTGTCTGTAGATCTGCGGCGGCAACAATTTCTTCTGCTGTCCCCGATATAGACCCACCTGCCGCTAGTGTTTCTTGAATAATATCATTAGCAATAGTTTTAATTGCTTTTTGTGCTCGCACTTTTGTAACGTTTTCTGCCCACTCTTGCGGACTATAAGCAATAACTGTCATTGCTTTGTATTCTACGTCTGAAAGTGTAATTGTAATATCAACTGCCATTTGTTTTCCTTTATGCTATTAATGCTCCGTCAAAATACAGGTATACATAACTCGTACCATACATGGTTGCATTGATCGTAATAACTCTCATGGTATCACCTGCATCCATATTATATAGGTTACCACCAGTTCTATGTGCTCTAAATGCTCCAGAACTGGACGTATAACACCTTAATTCATTTTCTACGTTTCTTGTATTGTTCTTAACCAAAATAAAATAGTCATTCACATACTGTACGCCACCACTGTAATCCATACTGTAACAATGAAACCAATATATGCCGTCTATGGGTGCTGTAAATATTCCTGTACTCGTATCATAATGAGATCCATTATTTAATCTAGTTCCATTAAAAACCACTGTGGTTGTACTGGGTGAGCTTATGTGTCCCGCATCTCTATATGCGTGAAATGCAGGCCAATCTGGGTTACTAAAGTTTGCTGGAAACTTTAGTAAATTTTCAGTAGTTCCGTCTGCTACTGATTCTATTGTGCCGTTTGTTAAATTTATACCCATTATGTTCTTCCCAAATAGCAACCGCAAAACATACAATAATAACCACTCGAGCCGTAAAACGCAGTATCTGCTCTGTAGATATACACACGAACGTTATCACCTTCTGACAGGTTAAAAATAGTGCCGGAAGGCCATTGATAATGGTGGTTAGTTTGTCCTGAACTATACCCTCTCATTCCACCATTAGGGTGAGCTCCATCAGCGTTGTTTACTCGTATTGAATAAAAGTCGTTGGTGTTTGCTCCGGAATTGACATCCATTAACCAAACATAAAACCAATATGCTCCATCTACAGGACATGTGAATATACCATCAACAATATTATTACCATAGTCAAATACTGTCTGTCCGGCGGCAGAACTTGCCCAGTTTAGTGTTGTACCAGTTAGGATGTTACTGTTTTGATCATGGCGTACCTGAAACGCTGGCACATTGCCTAGTGCGCTTCTAAACATTCCACCATCCACACGCACTCTAGTGTCGCTTGAAGCGTCTGTGTAACTGTCTATGGTGATGTTGGGGAACCTAATTGCCATGTTTTATCCTAAAAATGTTACAACGAATCTGTTATACGCCGTACTGTTTCCGTAAAGTCTGGTGGTGTAATTGCGGCAAGACACATAATCACCAGCATCTAGATTTACAATAATACCACTTTGCGATTCTTTGTATTGTCCGTTGGCGCCGTTACTCATGTATATGGATACTTGTTTGGTAGTGGCTCCGTTTACCCATATTCTCCAATATTTGTTGTTCCATGCCCCTTCAGAATCTACCATAAACCAAGCATAGACCCAGTATGTACCGTCGTAAGGTGCTGTAAATCTTGCTCCGCTTAGTCCACCAGAATCGTTGTTGGTATTTGCTACTGCGTTAAATTCAACTTCTGTTGCCGCACTCCAGTCACCTGTGCTTAAACCACCTTGACAATTACAACGTTCTATTGCGGCATAATTGCCGCTGACTTCTAGCACATTGTTGCTGTTGTCTGTTACTTCTGTTAGAACATTGTCACCCACATATATTGGCATTTATTTCTCCATCTTCTTGGGTGCTTCGCTGGGGTCAACTTCTGCCAACACGAACTTGTATGTCTTGCCGTTTTTGTTGTTGTACAAGAATAAGTCTTCTTCGCCCTCGACGATAGTGTAGTTGCCTATGCCGTTGTTTAAATGCAAGTCACTGGTGTAAATGTTTGCCCAACGTAAACTGGTTGATCCAAAGTCTTGAGTTCCGTTTGCTCCTGGAAGTACATCGCCGCCAGTGTCGATACGCATATATTCTGTTTCATTTTTGCCAAAACTTATTCCATAGTCGTTTCCATCGCCATTAAATTGAATATAACCTTGTTTAGTTACATCAATAACTTGTTGTATTCGTGTTCCAGCACTATTCCAAGTAGAACCTGTAGATGTCCTAACTTTTTGAAAATTTAAATAACTACTGTTACCTACATTTGAATAAAGTTGAAGCACATCTACGGTGTCACCGCTAGTTCCACCAAGATCAGCACCCTGAACATCAAGTTTATAATTAGGACTACTCGTACCAATACCAACGTTACCGAGATGGTCAATGCGCATACGTTCGGCATTTTGTGTACCAAAAACTAAACCAAAGGCACTACCATTTGCTGAAATGTCTTGCGCTGTTATATAAGCAGGATAACCACCAGCAGCGTATGAAGGATCTATTGTATCAAAACGGATACCACCAATTGCATTACCTGTCTGGCTATCTGTCGATGATATTGTGATATATGGTTCAGTAGCTGAAACTTCTAAGATAGATGCAGGACTAGTCGTACCAATACCTACGTTGCCAGTAGAGTCGATACGCATACGCTCTGTAGATCCACCATTACGGAAAATCATATTACCAGCACCAGTATTCCCAGCATCTGAAGTTATATATAAGTCATCAGAAGATGCAATTAAAGTATGGTATGCGTTATCATCTGAATCTTCCATACGAAAGATAGGCGAGCTTGTTTTAAGTCGAAAAGCATTATTACTACTGCCTTGAATATCAATTTGATAAGCAGGACTACTCGTACCAATACCGACATTGCCAGAACTGTCAATACGCATGCGTTCTGTGTTGCTGGTTTTGGCTACTAAGGCACCAGCGTCTTGTACAACTAGTTGTAGCTCACCTGTGCCGCGATGAGCTAATTGGCTATTAGTATTTGCACCACCATTGCTACGAATAAGCCTTAATCCATAATCTGTGTATGTTGTATCACCAACGATATCAATGTAACCATATCCATTACCGGATCTATTTGCACCTATGTTTAAGATTCCAGAACCGGTAGTAGCACCACTTGCAATATCAATATTATTTGTTGTAGCTATTGATGTGGCTTTTATTTGACCTGCTACATCCAACGGAGCAGTTGGGTCAGACTTGCCAATACCAATTCTACCATCGCTTTTGACTCTCAGTGCATTTGTTGGTGCATCTAAATCAACCTTAACTGCTGATCCAACACCTGCTACTACTCTATTTCCAATATATGCCACTTAGAATCTCCCCACTGCTATTTCAATCAGTTCTATACTAGAATCTGTTAATGTGTTCATGCTCTTGCCAATAACACACCCTGGCTTGTAGTACGCATCGTTTAGTGCTTGTGCTACACCTGGTGTAGTACTTGTTACCAGCAGTGTACCTTTGTCTACTGGTCCTTTAACCAAACAAGGCAATCGCCCTGTTAATCCCAGTGATGTGTTGCCGCTGTCCTTGTTCATCAAGTATGCAGGATTGGTACTGACTACGCCTGCTACTCTGGTATCGTGTGTTTTGTTGGTTGCGGTTACTTCTGCTGAGCCACCAAACACCAATACTGTGCCTGGTTCATAGGTATCATCTGCTTGGTAATTCTCTGCCAAGTCAGCATATAGTGCTTCAGTAGCAGTACCTACAAAGTGACTTGCTGTTACATTGCCACTGAAGTTTCCTGTACCGGCTACGGTTAGTGTATCAGATGGACTAGTCGTACCAATACCAACGGCACCACTAAAATAGTTTTTATCTTCGCCAGTAATGTACAGACCGTATGCAGATCCATCTGAAGTTCCTAAATACGCACCATAGTATACATATTCATTTGTTACTGTTGCACCATTATTGTCAAGAATTGATCTAGTGCCAGATGC